ACCTACAGAATTTAACTCAGTGTGCAGTGTTTCAGTGTTGACCACTGTTTTATCTTCCTGAGCAGAGAAGTTAAACCCATCCTCTTCTTTTTCTTCTGCTTTTACTGTTTCTTCTTCATCTTTTTTCTCTTCCTCTATAACCACTTTAGGTTCTTCAAAGAGTGAAATGTCCTCCCAACCAAACTCATTAATATCTTGAGCAGATTGTGTTTTTTGTTCTTCTGTCATACAAAGTAAATTTAATTATTAATAAATGTCAAGATTAAATATTTAATTTTAAAAGATTCCCTATTATTACGTTTTAGCACTTTTTTTCATTCTTGCAATTTCTAACTTTTCTTTTTCAAGTTTTAATTTCTCATTATCTTGTTTCTTTTGATGCTCAAGTTTATCTCTATCTAAAGCTATTTTATCTTGCTTAACTTTCATGTCAACTTCTCCACGCATTATCTCAATAAAATCATTTTGTCCATCACCATCAATATCAGCTTTAGGATTAAAAGAAGCTCCAATCAAAGAAGCCTTAGCTATTTCTGTTTTACGTCTCTCTTCTTCTTTTAGGACAGTAAGTTCTATATTCATTTGATGTTTTTCTCTCTCAAACTGTCTTACTTTTTCAGATTCTTCTGCTTGAGCTTGAATTTGTTGTTGTTGTATTTGTTGTTCAAAATCTTTTCTTTGAGCTTCAGCTAATTTTAAAGTTTCTTCTGCTTCAACTATACCATCTTGACGTATAACAGAAATAACATCAGAAAGTTCAACTTTTTGATTTTGTAATGCTGCATGTGTTAATTGACGTATAACATCTTTAGCTTCCTCAGCTTTAGCAGAATTAGAAACAAATACTCCAAGTGTTGCATTCTCTAAAATTAAAGGGTCAATAGTTAAACTCTGTTTTGACATATCATCAAGAATATAAGATAACTTTCTTGGCTCTTTATTACTATAACAAACTTTAGCTGTATTAAGTAAAGCTTGTAATATATTTCTTTTTACAGTGTTGTGTAAATCAAAATAAGGTTCTAATATATGAGAACTTTGAATTAAATTTTGTCTTGTATTTGTTACAGCCTCATTTGGGGCAATCTGACCTTCAACTGCATCTGTAATTCCTACAGAAATACCAGCTTGTTTTCTTAAATATTCTGCAAGCTCTATATATTTTGAAATATCTGAAGCCAAAGATAAATCTATTTCTTTAGCTATAGTATTTGCATCTTGATAACCTTTACCCTCTTCATCAGGGTTAAAATACATAACAGGTGTTGTTTCTAAAAAGTATTGCCATTTTTTAATATCAATCTCTTCACTATCTGGAATAGCATTAATATTCATTAATATCTTTTTACCCTTATCTGAAGCAAGTAACATCTCTAACTTGTACATTACAATATTATAGTAATACTGATAAACTTTTAATCTATCTACTAAAGATGTAGGATTAGAATTAACGCAATCATGAATAGCACCATAATAAGGCAGCTTAGCATTATAAAGATTATCCATATCAATAAATTGTCCTGGAATAGGTTGCATTTGTTTATAAATATCTGTACCTATTTTCCAACACTCATACACTTCAGGAATCCATTCTACGTCTATAGCTAAATCCCCAGCTTCACGGTTTAATTTATAATCTTCAGAAACTAATATAGTTTGTGGTTGTTGTGTTTCTTCATCTATATAGGTTAAAAATTTAACCATTCGTAATGATTTCCAAACACAGTGTAAAACACGGATAGTATTATCTTCTTGTTCACCCATCATTTCTCTACTTGAAAACCAACCAGAAGATTGATTAACAAACTTAGAATGAGCTTCATATATTTTTTGTATTTCAGTTTTAGTAAGTTCTTTATTAAATTGACTAATAACTTGAGATGGAGACATTCTGTATTCACATGCAGCCCATTCACCGTCTTCTATAAAAGTCAATTCCCCATTTACATCACACGTGAATCTTAAAGGATTAACAACTTTCACAACAGGTTCATTATTAACAATACCAACATAGCAAATCTCTTTAGCAGAAGCTATACCGTGAAAAAATATCTCATTAAATTTTCTTGGTAAATCCTCTTTCTGGATAAAATATTGAAGTAATTGATTACCTAAAACTTCAGCAGGGTCTTGATATTCCCTCGCCATATACTTTTTAACTTCTTTAGGTGTTAAAGCTTTTAATTGTTCTTCAACTTGTTGTGTGATTTGTTGTTGTTCTTCTGGAGTAAGTTCTCTTCCTTTTGTTTCTTGTGCAGCCTTTATTTCTAATTCTTGACGAATAGGAAGCATAATTTGATTTATAACATACTGTCTTACTAAATCAAATTCTTTTTTTTCACGCTCTGTTGTAGCTTCTGGATTAACAGCAATAACATTCCAAGAAAAAGGTCTTTTCATTTCCATACCTCTAAGAACTTTAACCTTCCCTGAAATAATATCTCTATTAACCATCTTAGCTGGAAGTTCTCCTACTTCAGCACCATAAGGTTTACAAACATACTCAAATTCTTTAAGGTCAAGGATATTGTTGATAATGTCATAATTAACTTTCATCCTTTTAAACTCTGAAACAGAATTAATTGAAGAATCAAGTTCCATGTGAAAACTGTCTATTTCATCAGCTTTCATTTTATACCACTTTTTATCAAAAGCATTTTTCTCTGCTGTAGATAAAAGTTGGTCTTGTATTTTATTATCACTTTCCATGCTTATAACAATTATTTTTCAAAATTACTACTTTTGATACATATTTCCAATTAAAGATGATAGTTTTTTTAATCTGCTATCTTTTTTATTTTCATCATATTCTGTATTTATAAACTCTTCTTGAACTTGTATCATACACATAAATAAAGCTGAAACTAAGTCAAAGTTACCTTTACGATGATACATGATTAATTCTTCTAATAAACGTAAAGAATAAATTCTTTCAAAAACATAAATAGGTTTATCATTTTCATCATAATCTATAACTGTTAATAACCAATCTTTAACATACCTCTCACCAGCATTTTTAAGCTGGTCATTCATATGGCAACCAAAGATACGACTAACCTTTGACTTTTTAATATTCTTACTAATAACACCATCAGGTTGAGCAGCCAATAAATCTAATCTTTTTATTCTTCTAAAATAGTTCTTGGTTTCAGGAACTTCATTCTCATACATGATTTGTGTATTATAGAATATAGCCAACTTCATAGCAATTATATCACACTCTTCAGCAGATTCAGGTCTACCTATATATTCAGCAACTATACAGGAATGGTATAAACTATTTTTATGAACACCCTTATACACTATTATTGATGCAAAGGAAGAACCACTATCCTGTCTTACAGGGTCATACCCTATTTTATATAAACCTTTAGGAGCATTAGATACAGGTTGCTCATATACAACAACACAACCAGATTTATCAGCAGGCAAATTAAACATGCTTGTTATAGGAGTAGCTTTTCTATTCAAGATTGGCTTTGCAATTACTGAATTTCCCTCCATAATTAAATCAACAGGCATACCTTTAGTTTGTTGTAAACCTAAAGAAATAACTTTTGATTTTTGCTTTTCAAGCTCTACAACAGGAAAATTATTCTTAGCAGCACTTGCAAAAGCTTCAGCAGGTCCTAAAGGTCTTTCTTGTATTTTTAATGCTATTTCATTATTAGTAGCACCAGCTTTAATTAATCGCTCTCTCTCTGCAAGTATAACTTGTCTTGCAGCTTCCTTATTAGAATTACCTTGACTATCATAAAATCCTTCTAAGTTTGTATTTATAGGATGGAAAAATCCACAATTAGTATCAGAAGAATTATCATCCCAAATATTCTTGAAAGGTAAAAAATCAAATGCAGCAGGTCTTTTAAACATATCTGCAAAGTCATAAGTACCCCCATCAATATCACCAGAAGTTCCATATATAGTTATTAAACCTGTTTTTATATTACCAGCTTTAACACAATCTTCTGTGGCTCTATATGTTTGTTGTAATAAACCAGGTGTACCAAAAGCACCACCCTCTTCAATAAATACATCTAAAGCATCTTTACCCCTTGCAGCATCTGGATTATCTTTACAGGTTAATGCTATAATTTCGGATTCAAAACCTTTTTTAATCTTGTTACCTGATTTTGAATATGTTATATAAGAAGCTTTAATGTGGTCTTGTTTATTAATCTCATCAGAAGGCATTGCAAAGCCTGTAAAGGTATTTACAAAGTTTATATTATTTAGACTATGAGTAAATACACCTGAAGGATATAAATACTTTTTATCTTCAGCTAAAAATATTGTTAGTGATTTAGGTACAGTAAAATAATTTTTACTCGCTATAGAAGCAGCTTTATAAGAATAACCACGTCTACGAGCTTTTGCAACAATCATGTTATATCCACCAAACAAAAACTCCTCTGCAATTTTTACTTCTAAAAAGAGGTTATCATATAATTTTTTTGCTGTTTCAAAGTCTTTGGTTTCAATTATTTGTTTTATTTTTTCATTGTCTTTAATAAACATTGGAAGTACACCATTCCTTGCAATTTCTCTTGCCCAGAAATAATTATAATCTCCATCCCAAAAGTCTGGAAATTCATAAACTTTAGTTGCTCTATTACCAATAACATCACCAATTTTTTGTATAGGGCTAAAGTTTAGATAGAAGTAATGTTCTCCTGTTATTGTAGCCCCACCAACAGTATAACCCTCTATAAATCTTTTTCTTTGTTCCCTCCAATATTCAAACCAAGATGGAGACCCTGTAGGGTCAGCACAATAGTAACCATGTTTACTAAAATGTATTGCTTCTTCTCTAAAAGCATTGGAATTAATCCATATTCCATCAGAATTTCTTATTGATTCTATTTTACCATTTTTATATTTATCTGCCATACTTACATATTTAAACTTTCTGGGTCAGCAAATATACTAATCTCTTTATTAGCTTTATTCCTTGTTTCTTCAAAAAGTTCTTCTTCAACTTTAGATTCTATAGATTTTAAGTTAGCTAAAACTTTTTCTGTATCAACTAAAGCTGAAGTTAACTCTTTTGGTTTATAGACAGGCATACCTGTTTTAAAATTTCTTTCAGCTAAATTAACTGTTTTTAAAAATTCTTTAATCTTTTCAACAGATTCTTTAACAGCTAAAAAATAAGAATATGTAACAGATGCTTCCATTTGAAATTCTTTAACTTTATTAATTCCTTGCATTATTAAAGTATCAGGTTGCCATTTTGTATCTTTAAATAAATCTTTGATAATTTTACTACTTTTTTCTTTTTCAGAATATCCTTTATAAGGATTAGTTTTTCTCATAGAAGAAATAAACTCTATGTAGGCAAACTCTTTAAGAGCAATAACTTTACCTTTAGATTTATCTCTTTCCCATATTTCTTTAAAAGGCTCTATCATAAGAGTCTCTGCATGTGGAAAAACCACTTTATCGTTTATATCAAATAGTTGTGCCATTGCTACATTTATTACATAATCCATCAGCATTTACTTTTGTGTATGTGCCACATTTAAAACAAATCTTATAACTTTCAAAAAAAAGTTTCTTCATCTTCGCTTTCTCTAACCAATATTTCTTTATCATTGCCATTATTTATATTTTTTAATTCTGTACAAAAATATTTATTCAAATCATAATAGAATTGATAAACAGGGCTTTTTACTTCTGAAGTTTTAACTAATACTATATTATCATTTTTATCCTTTATTAAAATAACAGCTTTAGTTTTTGTTTGATAAACAACTTCTAAAGAGTATTTATATTCTCGTAACAACTCTCTAAACTCAGAAAGTAATTCATGTTTCATATTTAAAGACCGTAATTCTTTTTGATATTCTATAACAGCCTTAATCATATTTTGATTTAAGTTAGTTAAAAATAGTTTTTTGCTTTTATAGAATGGAACTCTTATCATTTTATGCAAATCTGGAAAAGATTGACCATTTTGTTTTACATACTTGAAAAGTAAAATATCTACACCATTTTCTTTTACATGAGCACTATAGTATACATCTATAAAGTTACTACTAATGTAATCTTTAAATTTTTTAATTTCTTCTGAAGAAAAAGTTATCTCTCCTAATTCTAATTCCTTCATACTAAAATTCTTTAATCAAACAGTATGTTAAAAACTCTTGTTCAGTAGATAATAACTTCCATAACATGTATGGTTTATTCATAATTTGACAACCTAAAGACCATGAATTTATTTCTTCTGTAGAGAAATATCTATTTTGAAAATGCTCTTCTAAGTATGTGGTAGTATGTAAGTTAATACCTATAATACCATTATATAATCTTCCTATCTCTTCAGATTTAAGATTCTTGTTATTATCTCTATAATACTTAATTGGTTTATCTTGAACATAAGCAGGTATTTTGTTTTTATGTTTACCAAGTTTCCAAACATCATAATACCACTCATCAGATTTAACAATAGCTGTACCTTTCTTATTTACAGGATTTAGCAAACCAGATTTACCAGGATTAGTTGAACCAGATGTTACCCACTGAAATTCTTCACCTCTAAAGACATAAAACTTATCATCAAATTTATTAGGAGTATCTTCAGTGCTTCTAACTCCTAATACCCAATATCCTTCAGGTATTCTTTTAAAGGATTTTAAAGATTTAACTTTGTCTAACAAAGCTTTATCTGTATAAGGTCTTACACTCATTTTACTAATATGCCTTTTAAAATTAAAAATTCTTTTACCCCATCTTTATAAGTGATTGTGATAACTTTATAAATTTCCATTTCTTCCACACCTTTTAGAGAAAGGTGTACAGGGAATTTATTAACAAAATAAGTTGTTTGTAACCCTTTTGGAGTTATTTTAGTGTTAACACAATTACAACCAACTGTTACAGTTTTTATCCAATCAGATAATGGTCTTACAGATTGAAAGATAGAAAGTTTTTTCTCCCCAGCTTTTACAACACCTAAGTCTATTTCTTTATTAACCCAATTCATTACTGTTGAAGTATTTAGTTTTATTTTTGTACATTAAAAGTTCTATAAGCAAAAAACCACCATCTTTCTTTTGTATTGTTTCTATATTATGTGTCCAACCTTTGATAGGGTATCCTGTTGTATAAAATTTATTCCAATCTTTTTTACTCATCATTTCAGGGTAACAATTTCCATCACAAGATTTATTACACATTTGTAAAGCTGTTGTATGACAACCACATTTTATACAATAACCTTTATCATAACACTCTTTATTCATAACTTTAATACGAAAATCTATTTGCTCAAGAATATGCTTTCTTATTAAAAATTTATTCTTCGAGTAATAAATCTTGTATCGCATGTTCCCAATTACGTAGTGCCAAATGTTTTTTAATTGCATGCTCATAATCTTTAAATATTTTTAAATACTCTTGTTTTGATATCTTACCAGCTTCATAGAGTTTTTTTGATTCTTTCACAAAGGTATAAACATAATTTGAATTATATACCATTTTTCCTAATCTTTTAAAACAAAAATCTCTAAACCTATTTTCACTTATTTCTTTTTTAAAGAATTGAAATGGTGAAGATATTATTTCCTTAACTTTAAAGATAGAGAATTTTCCACACAACTCTGGGTGTTTATCATAAAACTCTCTAATTAATTCATCATTTGTGTACAGCATTGTTTATAAGTCTAAAATGATAATTTTGCTCATTAGGGTTTGGAAACAAATATGGTTTTATTTGTATCCTATTTTCTAAAGTTTTTACCAAGTGTCCTTTGTTAATCATAGAAGCTAAGTGATTACCTAAACCACCTGGAGAAAGAGATAATTTCTTCATAACCTCTTTACGGATTATAGAAGAAAATCTATCCCCATTTATGTTATTCTCATAAGTCATAAATAAGGATAGAATTTCTATTTCTTTTTCAGATAATTTTACAGGTAATACAGTATTAATTATCTCAAGATTCTTGAGGTAATAAGCTTCATTTTCTAACTGTAATGTTTTACCTAATGCTTTCATTATTTTATTAAATTTTTATTACTGTTTTTCTATTCTTGTATCAAATGCTATCTCTGCTTTCTCAATACATTCTCCAATAAATCCTATAAGGTAAGCCATAGGTTCTTGGTCTTCAAAAGAAAGGTTTATACCAATACTTTTTGCTAATTCAAGTGCAGCATGATAAGATTCATGGCATAAGTGGTTAATACTAAAACTCTTTTCATTTGTGAAGATTAGAATACCTCTTTCTTGAGTGTTTAGTTTAGATATAAGGCTTGTAGTATTAGCTCCACCCTCTAAAGCTGATTCAGGTACTTCTATGTTGAATTTAGACTCTATTTCTTCTTTAGTGGTTTCTAATGCAACCCATAACATTCTTGGGTATATACCCATTTCAAATTGATAAACCATACATTTTACATTTTAAATATTTAACAAATTTAATAAAAAAATTAACAACTACCAAATAAAAAGTAAATTATTTTTTTAAAAAATTTTTTAGAAAAAACTTGACAATGGAAAATAAAAAAATTACATTACACGCACGCGCGTCTTAATATATATTTATATATATATATATATATATATTTATATATATTGTTCTTTTTTCTTTGGTACTTTCTTTTTTCTTAGGGACTTTAATGTTTTTGTTTATTTATATTCTTATTGTTTAATTATCAAGAAGTTAAGGAAAAAGGGAGATTTATTTAATAAAATGAACAATTTTGGGGAGAATTTTTAAAAATATGTTTTAAGGGTTAAAAAAAATTTTTTTTATTTTTAAAATTTTTGTTTTGTAGTGAGTGCGTGGGGTACCCCAAAATAACCCCAACCCATTATTGTTAATCTCATACTCCCCCCACCCTAAATAAAAACCGACATTTATTTCAGGGGAGTATAAATAATTCAAACAACAATCCCTTTAATTCTTCCTTCACTAATGCTTGAGGAAGTTCATTGACTACTGTTGCATTACTGACCACTGTTGCAACCTCTTCTTCCTTTCTCTATTCTCTTTCTTTCTCAAGACTGTAGAATGTAATTCTTCCTTCACTTAGAATCAGTATTAACCTTAAACTTATAATCCAATGGATAAAGCAGAATGGTTGGCAACCAATAGCCAAAAATTCAGTCATAGAACTGATACAGTAGTTACCTCGTATTCAGGTAATAAACTTAACGCCATAGTACTTCATAATGGTCTTGAAGAAGATTTCATTAAGTCTCGAACATTTAGCCAGCTTATTGATTTAGAGATAAGTGGTGAGGTGGTAATTGGTATGGATGTGTTCTCATTTGATGAGCCAATGTAAGAAGATGAATTACCATTCTAACGAATGGTAATTCTTTTCCCTTTAATTCTTTCTTCACTTAAACTTAGTATTAACCTTAACAAATAACATTATGCCAGAACTAATTCTAATTGGTGGTATTCCAACCTACATTTATGAATGCACTTCAGATGAAGATGAAGAATAGCCTTATTTTGCATTTTAAGCTATGTTTAAGACACTTTTACTACCTGATTGGTATATTTCTATACCTTGATATAAAAAGTGTCTTAAAATGGCTTTAAATTAATTCTTCCTTCACTTAAACTTAGTATTAATCTAAAATTATAAAATTATGGAAAAAAATGTATTTAAAGCAATTGTTAAAAGCGATGTAATTTTTACTGGAACAAAAGGAAATGGTAGTGTTTATACCTTGCACCAAGTCGAGATACTTGATGGGATTTTAAAAGGTATTCAAGTATCTGGAACAAGAACAATACTAAATTCCAGAGGTGAAGAAAAGAAACCTGTCTCAATAGGTCAAGAGGTAATTGTTTATCATACGGTTGCACCTAAAACTAATGGGGAAGGTTTTAAGCACTTCTTTGAAATCAGTGAAAGTAATCATACTGCCAGCGATGATGAAATTACTAAATTGCTTGCTGGAATTACTGTACCAAATGTATAGTGAAAAATATGGGTGATATTACCACCCATATTTTTATTTGATTAAATCTCTGTTAGTACACTCTTAAATTTTTATTTGATTAAATCTTTGTTAGTACACTCTTAAATTTAATCACCCCCTAATTCTTCTTTTTCCCCCTAATTCTT